GGCGGTGCCCTGCATTGAATTCCAAATCAATGTTGGAATATCGCCCCCTAACGTCACCCTACATAAGTGTGGATGACGGTCTGGCACAACCTAGCCAGACCCAAGCCCATTTCTTATGGACCGAATGGGAGACGGTGTACTGACCTGGATCCAATTTCGCCTCGAATATCGATAATTCGGGCTCAAAAGGATCTTGTACCTCAGTACGGTCTCTGCTCAGTTCCTTTCTAAGCAACTCTCCCCACTCAGGGGAGCGGAATTCCTTAACGGAGTACCGGAGACAGAGCAAGCGATGCTCAAATCGCTGTAGATCTTTATTCCATCTACGACGAAACAAGACATCGTTACTAGCACTAGGAGAAACCCGTATGGTCATTGGAATGTCCATATCGGTCCTAGGATAAGAGTATCCCACCGCTTCTTCGATTACTCGAATCAGCTTATGAGAATCCTCGTAACCAAATTTGGCTATAAATTCATTAGCCAAATCTGCACTAGCTTGGAGGCCAGTACCGACATTTGTTAGCCATTTCCGTATCCTGACAGGAGTGACATCCATTCCTAAATGGTAGTCGCCACCGCAAGATTCCCGGAATGGTCCAACCACATAAGACTTGTCACGATTGACTAAAAGGCCAATCATTTCAAGCCCATCCATGATTAGTTGAGCATCAACAGAATCACAGATGATGTCGTCGCCATATACGAGCAAGTCAGGAGACCAGGTTTCTACAACCTTAAGTCCAGCCTGATAAGCCCTGTATCTTTGGGATCTAACCGGGTTAGAATCCGGACAGTCTGAGAAAGAATCCTCAAACTGGTAATTAGCCCAAAGAGCTTCGAGCTCATAGGTTCTGACCAGTCGTAACATTGCACTCGCGCAGGCCCAAAAGACCAGCGCTTCAACTGGAAAGCAACAAGCACTACCCATAGGGGCAAACTTGTTTAGCTTTATCCTTCTCCCATCTGGTAAGAGTGTTTCCTCGGAGCGACAAGCTTCGAGTGCCTGGACCCATTCGTCAGGAAAAACAAGACGAACAAGTTGAAGGCTCACTCTATCAGAAGCGTCCTTAAGATCTATAGTTGCATATTGGTCGGTAATACTGGCCAACTCTGCTCGCTTTCGATTTTGGGACTGGTCGGTGAAATTTATCCGACCACGGGTGAAAGGGTGGTTCTCGATTTGGTGATAGAGTTTTCGCATGAGTCCCTGCTGTATGAACATCATAGCAGCAGGCTCGCATGATATAACTCTAGGTCCACGAGAATCCTTAGGCACAAGACAAACCCGTGCCACGGGATCCATATGAGGAGCACTCTGTAATTTATCTAACTCGTCGCATAAATGCGATGGAGAATAGAAGAAGTTATCAGAGTAACCAAAGAAATTGTCGATCTTCGGTATATACTGAAGTTCGTGCCATTTCGAATGGTTGGGAGTACGGCAAGCAGTAGCACCGCTGCCGTGGCAAGGCCTAATATCTTTGGGGTCCAGTAAAAGTAGGACCTTAGATATCAAGCCTCGCATCTCCTTGATTAACGCGCCGGTGTTAACACGTCCACCAGACTGATATATTGAATTATCAGATGGTAGACTACCGGTAGCATAATCAAAGCGACCAAGATCTTGATCAGTACTAATGAACTGATCGAGAAAGTTGGCCACCTTCGACTCTTCATACGGTACCTCCAGTTTATAGAAGGCGTAAGTTAGCTGTCTTACGCAATCTACTGCAATGGAGTTGCCGTCTATAGCTAACCTGATAGCTTTCCCTAGGAATAGGGGAATGCCATCCGAGTCAGTTTTAAAATGAATCGGAGCCTTCCACTCGTTTGTCGAGTGAAAAGTATCAAGCGCTTTACCTAAAGAAGGTAAAGCAACAGTTAAAAACGTCAACCCCTCGTTGCCAGCTCTCTTCTGGAAGGTACGTAAATCATTACCTTCCACAAGATTCTGGTAGCGATGGTTCTTCGCTAGGTACTCCCATAAAAGGAGCAGGCTTTTCAGGTCACCATTAAACATGGTAATCCTCCGAAAAGGAAAACTAGAAAAGAGCCACGTTATGACCCAGCCAATGGCCGAGCACAACGTACTCGACCACAGCCCGCTACTAAATAACCGCCGAACAAATGAAGCTCAGAGCCTAGTCCGAAGGAGGTCGAAGCCTAACTGAATTAATTTCTCAATTAGGGGGTGAGAGGTCTGTTTATTTAATTTATTCAGATCCTTCACTTTCTTCTTTCCTGAAGACGGAGACTCTGTTTTCTTAGACTTCATTGTTAAGCAGGGCAGTGACGTTGGCGTTTGATCCACCCTCAATAAGGAAGTCAACCAATCGGTTGACTTCTTCTATACAGATGGTATTCGTCAACGCAGTGTTTGGAGGCCGGACGATCACGATATAAGTCGAGACCGTTGCCGGCACGCCAAAAGCATCAACCTCAGTTCTATCGAGGCGGACGAGATGGCGTGCTTCTCCATTCTTTCCAGTTTCGTGCGACACAGTCATCTTCTTCTCATTAGGGGGAGTTAACCCCGAAACGGAAAATTCAGACTTTGCCGCGTCGGCGTAGCGCAATACGTATGAAACAGTATTGGTGTCTACGTCGGTTGCCGAATCCTTGGAAAGAGCCTGTGGTGTTGTTAAACTCATCTTACAGTTTCCCTCCCCCCCAGTTACACCGAGGGGTGGTTAGTGCACTTATTACGTGCGGTTTAGCCTATGTCGCCATAGACAGTTTAGTCTCTTTGCGAACGCATTGAGGCTAGGACTCAGGTTGTTAATGCCTGAGGACCTCGACAAGTGACGCGGAAAGCGCCATTTGACGCCTGTTTATTTTCTTCCATCCGAGACCCGCAAGGATATCGGAAGAAGGAACGACTGGGATCCGCTCGAAATAGATCCGATGGGTCGTTCTAGGTGGACATGGATAAGTAGTGGGGGATTGGCCTTCTACAGGCGTAGTCCCACCCATAACGAGTCTACTCTCCACCTGGACTGTTTCCTTAACTTGGCAATAACTGCCAATATAGGAAATCGGGAGCTCCAAAGTATCATATTTATGACGATCTAACCATGATCCAATGCCAAAGAACCAATCTAAGACAAAGGAAAATGGTATAGCGTCCCATATGATTTTTGGATTCAGCTCGAAGCCAAGGGCGTCTAAATATGCCCTAAGCATGAGCTTATAACCTCGCGTCACCTGTAAAGGCAAAGCTCGGTATACAAGCCCGGCTGTCTTAGTCGTGAGTTTAGTTCCCGACCAGTAACACTTATGGTTAGTACTATAAGTGAAACTACCCGATTTGGTTACAGTAGTCTTCGAGAGGATGTTATGGTTACTTAAAACCTGATTCGCAGCCTTCTCGAAAGCCGCTATACGGTCCATAGTACGGGTGATGGCATTAATTATCGATCTAATGTCACCCTCCGCCGGTTTCCATCCAAAGCTATAAGCTAGATGGTTCTCCGCTACCAGCTTTCCGTTGACGCGAGAAATCGCGCCGGGCGAACTGCTGAGTATACTACGGGCGATACCCACATTCTTTTTGAATTGCCTGAACAACGCGCCAATATCATCTAACTCCAAAAGGAAGTTAGGGAGACTAACAGTTGTCAGGTCAGGCCGAAGTGATGAAAAAACTCCATCAAGATCGGTCTGGGCGCTACCGGGGTAAACTGGAACAGCAGCAACGTTAAGTTGAGCTGCCCCATAAGCCGTCGATATCGCCGTTCCATGGGCAATGTCAGCATGTCGGTGGTGTCCGAAGTAATCTGTATACCAACCTGGCGTTCCGCTAGGTGGCACAAAAGTGATACGGTAACTACTTGTATCACCCAGATAGACTTCACCACTACGGATATGCCTACACCAATTCGGAGCGTTCCTTTCGGAACGTCTCTTAGTGGTATAGACAATATCATCCGATCTCTTCGTGTACGTTAAATCATACGCACTCGAAAAGACAGACTGGAACACACCAGCCGCATTGTACAAATTACTTTGCGGTACGTGGGCTACCAAGTCTGCCGGATGAAATGACTTGTGACGAACTTGATCACTAAGTCTAACCGTCATATTGCCCTCCAAGAATGTAGAACTTAC